ACAAACCAACGGTTTTCTTCTGGAATTGATTGGTCATCCAATGCACGAGCCATAGCAAGCATTAGATTAATTGCGTTATCGCCACTGTTACCTGCAACGTTGATTGGAGCATTTGCTGTTCCAAGGTTGGTTGCGTCAGTAGTAGTTAACGCAGATGGTGCAGTTGCACCTGTCGATAAGGAACCGGCAATACCGGCACCATCTGACATAGCCTGTAGCACGTTAGCATCATACTTACGCTTCAGTGCGAATGCACCAGAAGATGTAGCAAGAGCTTCAAAGTTTACGTGCGACTGACGCTCTTCAATGTCGTCGATCTTAAACGCAAAAGCGTTTGCTTGATCTACAATCATTGTAATCTGATCATCAGCGAGATCTTGTGGATTTACCACAGATCCTCTAGTGTATGCTGAGACAGTGAGCACAGGCTCTTTGATTATACGAACTGTGTCTCCGTAGTTCTCGATTTCACCAGCATAATCAGTGTTGGTAATATCTTCTACGACAGAGGCACGACGGAAAAACTTCAGTACTTTCTGGGAATAAATTTCCGGTAGAAAGTTGCCTGAAGGTAAGTTGCCGTATCCGGCGGCTGTACCTATAGCCATTGTATACTTCCTCGTTTGAGATAGTTAATTATGAGTTAAAGTTTATGCGGCCTTCCGCTCGTGCAGAATCTATTTCAGCTTCTAGCTTATCAAATTCCCACGGTTTTAATTTAGCAATTTCAGAAGCATCCCAAACCTTTTTGTTGCCACTTGTTTCATTAACAACATCTTTAGCACTTGGTTTTGTAATTGCTAAAGCGGGGTCAGAACGTTTTGAACGTTGCTTTTTGTTTAAACCCTTATCAGCTTTATACAAATCAACTACACGAATTGCCCATTGAGCATCGGTGTTGTTTTTGTATATGCCATCTTGTAATGTCTGAGGTTGTTGATCTAACCATTGTAAAAACGTTTCATCAGTTTTCAAAGTAATAAAATCAGGGTGTACAGATAATAGTTCTTTGTAAGCACTATTAACCTCCAACTCTTTTTCTCTACCTCTTAACTGTTCAATTTCACCTTTAAGCGAACTAACTTTACTCTCCGCTTGCATATGAGATATTGTTTCAACAACTCCATAAACGTCTGGATACTTCTGTCTAAACTGTTCAAGTTCTTCAGCAGTTTTAGGTAAATCTGTTACAGAAAGCCCACCACTTTTATCGCTGTTTTGATTTGATACAAGTTCAGTACGTTCTTTTTTCCATTCATCAAGTTTTGAATCGTAGTGACGTTTTAAATCGTCATAACGTTTTTTATAATCAGTTTCGGATTCTTTCATTGGTTCAGCAAAACTTGTTGTATTTTCTAGAGTAGCCTCTTCTACAGAGGGGTCTGATTTACCGTTTGCTTCTACTGATTTTTGATCCTCATCCTCATCTTTATACACCTCTTCACGGTACTTTCCACGATAAAGGCTTTCATCATTAATAGCACCAAAGCTATCGTTGGGCTTATTGGCACGGTGGCCTTTTTGTTTTGCCATTTTAGTCTCCTATCTCACGGGGCCTCATGGCTGAGGGTAGCCGTAGGTTACGGTGCCAGCAGGATTGCTGGGTGGCCGTTAAAATCTATAATTCAAGTTCATAAGGCCGGAGCGACCATCATCCATTGCTTTTTCCTCCCGCAGAAATAAATCCGCCGGGAGCTTGTCGCTGTCTTACGGGCATGTCAGCTTCACGGGATGTAATTGTGCTCAACATTAAGCCAATCTCTGCACCATCTTCTGTTTTTAACTGGGGAGTAGGTTTTCCCGCAATAAACAGATTCATAATTTCTTCAACTTTATCTACAAACTCATCTTCATCTTTATAGAGTTTACGTAAAGCTCCACCATACTGGTTATTGTTTAAATCAATTTTTGCTTCAGTCTGTGCTTCTTTTGGTGCATCTTTTGCCCCTATTACAGAGGTTTCTTTGTAATCCGCAAATCCACGAGCCGTATCGCTTAGGAATTGTTGGAACCTATTTTGATCAGGGTCACCTGAATATAAGCCTCCTAGCAGTATGTGCCGCATGGTGTCTTCAATATTGTCCTCAGTTTGATTAGCATCTGCGTAATCTCTAGCGTAAGTGAGAGATTTTGCGGCATCATCCCTTTTGCCAAGCACACTAGCTCCAACGTTTTCAAAAAAATTCATGTAGTTTGTTATACTATCCCCGGTATTGTAGCTTTTAAATGCTTTTAGAGGTAAGACTCTGCGGGGAGCCTTTCCTCCTTCAGACATAGGCATACCTTCTGAAGGATTTTGTGGAGATTGATCTAGAGCTTCAGCCTGTGGACTTTGACCGTTTTCTTGAACACGCTTTTCAACTTCCGCTTTACCACGGTTATTTATTTTATTTAATCTATCGTATCCGATTACTTTAGCCAGTTCAGGGGGTACTACAACTTCACCGCGTGAAACGGCTAAAGACACTAGGTCCTCTCTAGATATTTTAGTGTCATCTTGATTTATGTCAATACCTTGCTTTTCAGCTTCAGCAACTGCCTCCAATATCATTTTTTTAACATCGGCTGATCCCATAAACTCAACAGCGGCGGCATTGAGAATAAAAGTTCCTTCTGGCACGTCTATGTTAACATCATCTGCTACAGTCATACCCTCAGGCAATTCCTCAGGTTCTTGCCCTACAAACCCAGCTTGATTTACTACAGGAGCACCACTAGCTGGACCAACCGGGGCTTGTCCACCTTCTGCAAACGGACTGCTGTAGGAAGAGCCACCCGCAGAATCTGCATCAGCTTGTTCAGTATCTCTTCCCCTGTCGCTATCGTCCCCAACTAATATCTTTTGGAATTTTTCATATGCTTCTGGTCTGTCTAGAGCGGCCTGTTGTATAGAATCTTGGGCACGTTGTTCCAATCTATCTAAAGCACCCTTATTTTTTTGGGTATCCTCTTCAAGTTTATCCTCTGCAATCTTACTCCGAATACTTTCGTATTGAGATTTTGGCATCGTACCAGTTCCGTAACCTGCCTTACCCTTATCAATAGGTGTTCATCAGTTGTAGTAACAGCACCCCCACTTCCAGTGGAGTACCCTACAACTTCTCCGTCCACGACTACTTCTTCAGCAACCAACTCCCCTCTATCTAATGCCTCTTTAAGGGCGTTAGTATAAGATTCGCCCATGTTTAAAGAATTAAGTACATCTAAAGTCTCTTCTCTACCGTACAAGTCATTTACCAATCCTAAGTGGGCTTTAACATCACGAGGAGTTGTTTTTGTTTCTCCTTTGCTATTTACAAATTCTCCATCATCTGTAACTCCGCCAGAACCATAAACAAAAGCCTTTAACTCCTTCCCAAAACCCTTTGTGCCAGCTTTTTTATTTAAGTCTATGGTGCTTGGATCATACCCTAAATTTGCCGCGTAACGATTGATCATCGCTTGAGCATTGCCGTCATATGTCCCAAGCACTGTAAAACCAAGTCCTATATCCGCAGTAAGGTTTTGGGGTACAATGGATAGTAGCTGACCTTGGTTATAAAATTGGTGGTATCCCGGTAATCCTTGCTGTATTTTATCGTACACATCATACTGTTTGCGGATATTCATTCGGGCAAACTTACCTAACGTACCTAAAGGAACAGCTACTTCCTTTCCGTAAGGGTTATACGCAGTTGTTCCTCCAATTAAATCCCCTACAAAAGGAACAGAAGGCATTCTAGATAAAGCAGTGCTATACGCATAATCTGCTGTTTTTCCACGGGGGTCCCCAAACATTCCATAACCCCTAATCGCGGTGCTATCTGCTGTTGCCGCTTCTCCTCTAGTTATAAAAGTTGGCTTTTCCGTAGCGTACTGATCTGCGTCAGACCGTTTTCGTACATTACCAGACGCATCTTTTACAAATGAGACTCCAGCCTCCGTAAAAGGAGAAGTACCAGTAACCCCGGTTAAATCCTGAAATTTAATAGGACCTGCGCTAGACCCGGAAATTCCAGTACCAGAAGCTTCAGTATCAGTTGATATAGTTTTGCCGCTGACTTCAGGGGCATCTAATTTTTCAAAAAAGCGTCGCTGTGCTCTCCTCGCCCTTCTGCCCCGCATAAGAGTATCGTATACGGAGTATTGTGATGCTAAGTTACTTAGCCGTGCCATTAGCCACTACCTTATTATGATTTTCTTTAAGTGATAGGAGGGTTTCCAGTAAAACCATCTTCCCCTGCAACTGGAACATTTCCCGTTCCGATTGTGCTGTCACCAACCCCCGAAGCGTCAATTGGTGAAGGTCCTGAAGGTACTGCGTCAGAGCCTCCCATGCCTGTGGGTGATTGGTTAGGGGTGACACCCTCTGGGCTTGGTCCTTGTTGAGCACCTTGTATACCTCTTAATATTTCTGCGTATAGTTGAGCTTCATCTAAATTATTTACAAGTTGGTCTGGGTCAATATCTTGTGCAATTGCAAGTTCTCGTATAAGATTAGGCAACTTAATAAACGGAGCTAAAGAAGGGTTAGCAACTGTCTGTAGTAAAGCGGTAAGTCGCTGTGAACGTACTTCTTTTTGCATAACCGCCGCAGTGCCTCTTGGCTTAATAGCTAAATCTCCTTCAATGTCGGGAGCTTTTTCATTGTACTGCATGTTCCATTGAAAATAAGACTCTCCCAAAGGCTTTAACAAGTAGTCATCTACATTCTTAATTACAGTTTTTATAGATTGTGCTCCAGCGTTCATTAACATAGACAGACCTGAAGAAGTTCTACCCGTTCCCGTAACGCCAGTTTGTCCATGCAT